TCACCAGCCGTGATTGCGTAGTAAGCTGGAAAGCCGCCCGCGTTAAGATTGCGCGCCTTGCGGTCTAGCAATTCGTATTGACTGATAAGCTCAAGCGGCCTCGTGTTGTTTGACGTGACGTAAAAGCGGATGACCTCAAGGAAGTCTGCCGGTACTGCCGAATATTGCGTGTCAATTTCCGCCGTGCTGCGCTTTTCCTGTCGCCAGTGCCGCACGTCCCGGCGCAACTCCGCCTCGCCCAGCGCAATGAATGTCTTGATTTCTGCGGTCAGGTCGTCCCGGTTTAGAAAGTCCGCAATGCTTGATTGCAGTTCTGCATATGTTGTGATGGTCACTGCAACAGCCCTACTTTTTTGAGATACGTTTCCATCTTTTCGGCTTGCTTGTCCGATACACCAGATTGCGCCAAAAGTCCACCGACCGTCGATGCATTGGCAGACGACAAGTTTCGCAGATGCGCAAACTCTGGATCAAACCGCGCGAATTGTGACCGCATATTTGCAGGGTTCACCGTGGTCTGCTCGTTGCCCACCTTAACGCCGGTAAAGCCGTTGTCGTCCAGATACCCGGTAAACTCGCCAGCCCCGTCGAAAGGATTAGCCGCAGACCGCTTAAGCGCTTCCGCATTGGCCCGGTATTCATCCGGCGCAGGGTTGGACCTGATAGACATTGGCAACACCTTGCTACCGTCCAGATATTCATCCTTGCCGTACACCTTGCCCGCGAAGTTGCCCGCGAACTCTGGCCCGTCCGCCGTGTAAACACCCGGCCCATACTTACCCATGACGCTTGGTTTCAAGCTGGCATAGTCCACAACAGTGCCGTGATAGCCATCCGCATCAAAGCCAGCCGCCCGCGCCCGATCCATCCGCGCTGCGGCATCCATAGGCAATGGCGTGTTGTCAAACATAAACGCTGGATCGGCCTGCGTCATCATCTCGTCTGTCACCTCGCCCGCCCGCCCATCGGCGCGCATGTCCAAGATGCGTTGCGCCATGACAATATCACTCGGAGCAAACCTGTCGTTGTCAGGGTCCGGCATCGGGCGCATGAATTGCTTGCCCGGTTCTACGAAATCACTGCGCAGCGCATTGGACGCCAGCGCACCTTGCGGCGATGCAATCGCGCCACCGCCAGCCATAGCCATGCCGGTGACGTTCATCGCCTCGTTGATCATGTCCTCTTGCGGTATCGTCCCGCGATACGCTGAAACGGGCGCATCAACCGCGCGTGCAACTGGTGACAGCAAGCCCGCCAGCATATTGCCCACGCCCTCGTATCGCACAGTGTCAACGCCAGCCACCGGCTCCTTGGACAACAGCCCGCCAAACACCGGACGCCGCCCCTCTGCTGCAAGCTGCTCGTCATGCTGCCGCGCCATGTCGTAGAGAAAGGCAAACGCGCTTTCATCCTCGCGTCTGCGCCTTAATTCATCTGCGCTTGCCATTACTTCTTGGCCTTCGCCTTGACCTTGCGTCCTGACTTAGCCCCCGCAGCCTTTGCCGCCGCCTTGCCCTTTGTCGTGTACGGATATTTCTTGGTTCCAACTTTCGGCATGATGCACCCTTTCAGCTTGGCCGCATCATAGCATTTTACGCGAGAAAAGAAAGCCTGCCGTTACTTGATGCCTGCAAGGTTCCGGCGCAATGGCCCGCTTGTCACCTCGGGCGCATGATAGCCTGTCGCATACGTCATGAAGGCGTCAGCGCCGTGGCTGTTGTCGTCGTGCCGTGGTCGATCCTTCCACACCTCGCGCGTGTCATCCCATTCCTTGCGATAGTTGCGCAACCGCTTGATGCCTACGTCACACTCTTTCAGGTCAAAGTCGCAATTAGCAAACCTCGCCCGCGCTGCGTCAATGGCCAGCATCTTGCTTTTTACGCGCGGCACAATAATCGGGCGCAACCCGTGCTTTTCCGCTTCTGCCAGCCTGCCATCAGTTAGGAATAAGTCCTGCCTGTCGCCATCGTGCGGCCAATAGTGGTCATCAAATGTAATGTTGTTTGCTCGGCCCCAATCGGCCAGCCATTGCGCATAGTGCGCGATGTGTTCGCCGCTGTTCTCGTAATAGCCGACGAAGCGGTCCCGCGTCCCAACGCGCTGATGCAGCCATATCGCCAACATGTCGTTGCGGCCCAAGTCCCAGAACGTGTTGACCTTGTACTTGTGATCGATAGGGAAACGGCCCACCTGCTCGTTGCTGTCTGCGTGCTGAAACTGGCTGGCAAAGTATGCGCCCTCAACTGCCTGCTCGAATGCTTCCTCTGGATATGACGGGTTTTCCCGTTTCATATCGCCGCCAAGTAAGCCTTCCTGCCATATCCACCACGCCTTTTGCCCGTCCGTTAAGTCAATGCCCTGATCAACGCGCAGCATGTTAAAATAAGCCTCGTGCTGCTTTGTTACGCGCACAACCTCGATATCGTACACGTTGTTACGGTCCTGATGCCATGCGAAGAAATGGAACTTAAAACTGCCCTCGTCCCGCTGCGCCTCGTCACAGAACTGGTAAAAGTATCCCTCTTGCCCTTCCGCCGTGCTTTCAATCGTTTTCTTGTTGTGTCCTACCGCTGGAAAAGCGCCTGTCACAATCTCGCGCGCCTTGTGCGGTGCAATGGCGCATATCTTGCCGAACTCTGACACGTGCAGCCGTTGAAGCGTTCCTGACCGCGCTGACGTGGCCACGCGGATGCTTGAACCGTTTGTAAACCGCAACAGCCCTGCCCGGTCATTCTTGGCCGGACGCGCCGCCTTTATGCCATCCTGCAAGCTCTCGTATGGGAACTTAACCTTCGTTTCAAATATCTCGTTAGCATCGCCAAGCGTGTGCGCAATGATGCCGACCCGCCAGTCGTTGTTAAACAGAACTTCGTCCAGCCCCAAGATGCACATCAGCGTTGTCATGCCAAGCTGCCGCGCCTTGAGAATGATGTCGGATTGCGTTGCGTTTTCAAGATACCGCATCTGCGCATCATTCGGCACGAAGTTGACGCGCCGACCGCGCTTGTCTTGGATCATGTATAGATTAGCCAAGCGCCATCGCTGGTCGTGCATGGCCTCGTACATTTCAATCGCTTGCATCTGTCTCCGCTCTGCGCGAGTTGATACTGGCGAATAGGTTTGCCATGCTCACGCTGCCATCGCTTGACGTGTTGTCCACTTCCTGCCGATCCTTTTGGCCCAGAACCTGCTTGCCAAGCCAAACCAGCATTGTCGGATTGCCGCTTTGCGCTGCTTTCCATTGTTCCCGGCGCAATGACGCTTTGCCTTCGCCTTGATGTTTTTTATAGAGCGCTTCAAAATTCGTAACGCCCTCGATTTTCCGCTCTGCAATTCGGCGCGTTAGCGTTGTGTCACTCATGCCTAAAACTTCGCATATTTCATCGCGTGTGCATTGAATGCGGATCATGTTTACAAGCTGGTCAAAGTCTTTGTCCGACATTGGCTTGCTTGGCCCTTTAGGCCCGGTTTTCTTTCCCATTACGCGACCACCCGTTCTATTTTCAATTCGTCATATTCTTGCCCCGTGCTTTCAAGCGTTGCCTTCTGCCCGGTGAAGTCTTGCCAGCGTTTGATGATCACATCGCAGTATTTGGGGTCGAGTTCCATCATGCGGCAATCGCGGGCGGTCTTTTCGCAGGCGATCAGGGTGGACCCGGAGCCGCCGAATAAGTCAAGAACGGTAGGAGCATTATGATTTCTTATTGCCCGTTCTGGTATGCTGACTGGCTTTTGCGTTGGGTGCAGCTTATTCCCACCGCTTTCTTTCTTTTCCTCCCAAACACGATTTTCTGTTGTCGCACCGATAAAGTTTAACCGCGCGTTTTTTTTCTTCCAGACGACACACGGTTCATGATTTGGCTTATAAGACGCGCCCATCGCGCCGTATCCGCCAGTCTTTTTCCAGATTAACAACGCCACAACTTCACCGCCAACCGCCTCAATGCCGCGATACAATCCAAATGGAACAGTATCAGCGTAGAACATGAACACAGGGCCATCGCAGACTGCCGCCGCTACTGTTACCGCGTCCTCATATAAATCAACATCATCGTTTTTTATCATTTCTCGAGCGTTTGACTTTAAGCCTTCGCCTTTGTCAGATATGCCGCCAGTGTAACTTACTCCATAGGGCGGATCAGTGAACACCATATCCGCCTTGCTGCCATCCATCAACTTTTCCACCGCATCAATCGAGGTGCTATCCCCGCACATCAGCCTGTGCTTCCCTAGAATCCAAACATCGCCTTCGACCGTCACCGGCGTTTCTGGAACCTCTGGAACCGCATCCTCGTCGGTCAACCCTTCCTCGACCGCCGTTGCCAGCAATGCCGACAACTCATCATCATCAAAACCCGTCAGCGATAAGTCGAAATCCAAATCGCCTAACTCTGAAAGCTCAACACTAAGCATTTCATCGTCCCAGCCCGCGTTAAGCGCCAGCTTGTTGTCTGCAATAACGTATGCGCGCCGCTTGGCCTCGCTCCACCCTGTTGCTGTCATGCAAGGCACATCATCTAGGCCCAGCTTTTGCGCTGCCATGATGCGCCCATGCCCCGCAATGATGCCGCCCGCCTCATCAACAAGGATCGGCATAGTCCATCCCCATTCACCAATGCTTGCCGCTATCTGTGACACTTGTTCCGGGCTGTGCGTCCGGCTGTTGCGCGCATAAGGCACCAATTCCGACACCTTGCGGCGCTCAACTTTATCTGCTGGCCAGCTTATGCCGCCCTTTGCCTTGGTCATGTTTTTGCCTCTGTTGCTTCTCCGCCAGTATATGCGCGCGGTGCAATTGGCGCAAGTGTTAGCGGGCCAACCAGTCTTTTAGCCGTTCCTGCACGCCCAGCTTCTTGGCTGTGTCGTCTATGTGCGCCCTGTCCTCGATCCAGTCTGCGTTGCCTAAAAGGTGCGGATGATGCATTGCAATGAATGTGTATGCTTCCAGCCTGTCGCAGAATTTCAGCATCCGGTGTTCACCCGGCGTGATGTCTGTTGGTGTTATCGCCATATCGGCGCGGGCTTGTTCCTCTACCGCGTCCAGCATCTTTGCAAGCTCTGGCATTGCCTGCTTTGCTGGATGCGGCACGTCACCTGCCACCAATTCGCCGCAATCGTGGTGCAGTGCTGCGTATATCATTTCCCGGCGCACGTTAGGCCAGAAATATAGCATGATCTGCGCAACGCGCCCGTGATGGTCTGCGTCTGTTTGTGGCGCTGTAACCTCCGGCCTTGCGTGCCAGCGTGTGACGCCGCCTGACTGGTATATCGGATGAATGCCAATGTCTCGCTTGTTCATGGTTTATATGCTCCGCTGTCGATCATGTTTTTTGCGTTGATCAAAACCTTCATGCGCTTGTGCCACGTTTCATTCCCGTCCGCTCTGCCCATGAAGTCTTTAAAAAACTCCGCGTCGTGCGGATTTACGACACCGCCGCTCA